GGTTAGCAGATTTTACAGCGAGTCCTAAGTGTTGTAAAATTTTAATGCGGGCGTGGTGGAATTGGTAGACACGCCAGACTTAGGATCTGGTGCCGCAAGGTGTGGGAGTTCGAGTCTCCCCGCCCGTACTACTAAAAACCGTAATTAATCTGTTATTCAGATAGTTACGGTTTTTTATTTTATTACTTAGTCAACATCTAGTCAACCATTTAAAAATAAGCTGATATTTTGCTTTATTTCTGATATTTTCAGCAATTTTTATTTTTGATCAAAATTTAATAGAAATTATTTTTTTTCCCCTCTGGATCTGGATTCCTGATATTCAACCATAAGCGCTTCAATTTCTATTTTACTCATATCCTTTGCGCTTTTTATGGCTCTTTCAAGTTCCATCCGCATTCTTGAAATCATTTCGGCTAAACTGGCCCTATCACCTCCTAATCTTTCATTGTAGATACTTGCTATATTTTCAGCTGAAGATTCAAAGGACCTAAAAACACTTTGTAAATTGATAACTAAAGTTTTTTGAACAAAATCAATAGGCATTAACTTTCCCTGAAGTTTTTGGTTTTTTAACTGTATTTCAATTGCCCGCCTTTCAGAAATCAAAGCATCCGCCATTTTTTTTCTGTAAGTTAGATCCGTACTGGTGGGGGCGGGAATATTTAATGATTCCGCAGTTATTCCCGGTGAAGGTGTTTTTTCTTTGCTTAAAATAGGTTCTTGTACTGGTTTACCATATTTTTCCCATTGCTCCTGGAGGTAAACTACATTGGTTGGATGCTCCGTATCAATATGTTTATTGGTTTTAACTACTTTGCCTCTATTCAAATGTTGGCGAAGGGTACCTATTTTAACCCCTGAAACTTTACAAAAATCTTTTGTGGATAGTAAACTCATAATAATTTTTTAAGTGTATTTTTTTTATTGAAAAGTCATGTGAAAACCGTTACAAATGTTACAGCGGACGTTACAGGGTTCAAATCAATGTTAAGCGTGAAAAGAATGCCGTGCGCAACGTATTGCATTTATTTGTAAATAGCTTTACAGTACCTTTTATTTCCAGGGGACTTTATCAAATCCTTTTCGTCTGCCTGTAGGATAAACATTAAGTCTTCAATCAAATGGTCTGGTAATAATATAATTCCATTCTTACTGGCCCGGTGTAGCCTGTTAGTTATATATCTTTCCTCATATCGAGCCGGGAATAAAATTTCTAATTCTCTTGCAAGCCCCCTAATGCTCAAGATGGGTTCTAAATCCTTATCAATTCGTACAGGATCTATAGCAGCGATACATTTTGTTAGGTTAAATTGATACTTCTTTACTGGCATTTTAAATGGTTTTTATGTTAGACATTCTTTAGATATGTTGTTTATTCCTGATATTGTTTTGATTAACATACGGGCCCTGTAGGATGTTAGTTTAATCTTTTCAGGCTCCATTAACTCAATACGTTCAATGGTCATTAACTCTTCTTTGCTGTAGCTTATATGCTTTTGCAGGTGTGCGGAATGATTCACATTCTTTTTATAATAAATGTTTATTAATAAGTTGGTTTCATTCAAAGACTGGATTAACCTGGTGTAGTTGTTTTCTTCTATAGTCCTTTTTTGCCTTCTTGCTTTACGTCTGTTTTTGGCTTGCATTGAGTTATTACATTTTTTACTGCAATATCTGGATCCTTCTTTTTTATGGGAAATATCGGCATCACAAACCTTGCATTTAGGTAGGCTTATTTTAACACAATTTTCAATTAATTTATTTGCAATTTTTAAGGGATCTTTTTGGGTACGTTTTACGCCTTTATTTAAATGCGTAAAGCGTTCCTTTTTTTTGCTTCCAATTTGGATATATAAGTTGCGTAAAGCGTTCCCTTTTTCAGCTTCCAATTCTATTAATTTTTCTTCTATTTTAAGTAGTATTTCCTGTTGGGTTTTGGACTTACAAAATGTATCTCTTAACTCAATAAAAATATTTTTAGCCCTAAAACGTTGTTTCCGGTTAAACTTTTGCCAGTTGGTTGCATCCAGATAATAAAGCATTTTTTCTTTTTGCTTTTTATTCATGGCCCTCCAGTTCATTCCTGAATCATAAAAAATCGCGGATTCCCATATTTTAAGAAGATCCGGTTTAATGGCATTTAAATTTTTCAGTTCCAATAAATCCGCTAAAACCTCTATACCGTACTTTTTAGCTTTCTTTGTGCTTTTAATGGCAATTTCCACACGTAATAGGTTAAATATCTTTCCAGGGGTCTGTAAGCCTTTGTCATATACCTTGTATTGATATTCTTGCTTTTGAATTTGTTTTCCCGTGAAAATTTCATCCATTCGCAGTAAATCAAATGCATCACTTTGATAAGCCCTTAAACCTCTTATTATGGTCTTAGGCGGTTGTACGGTTTTTATATTAACTCCATATTCCAAATTTTGGATTATGGAGTTAAAAGGGTCTATATGGAATTTATGATGTAATTCTATTATTGTTTCCTGAAGCATGTCCAGGTTATAATCAAAGGCATTATCTATACCTTCATTGTAATACTTAGCTAGTGATCCTCTAAGTATGCAATGAATATCATTATTTATGGTAGATGGGATTAAAAAGAAATGTAAACCTTTGAAGTGGGCTATTTTATTATCGCTCAATACCTCCCCGGTGGTGGTGTCTATTTTAGATTCAAATGTAAGTAATGGATTGGCTTCCCATTGAAGATAATGAGTGCCGATACACAAAACTTTTACACCGTCTATCACTTTAGGATATTTTGTATCTTGCACTTAGGTAATGAGATACATTTTGTTTTAAGAATTGAGGCTTTTAAAAAAGGGCCTCTTTTTTTGAAAGAAAAATAAACCGGGCCTTTGGCACCAAGACCCGGTAAACTCCAAACCTCCCAATCGAAAAAGAAATTTAAAGATATTTCATTTATTTTAATCTTATAATCTTTTCCGGGTCTGGTTGCAAGCCCAGTTTGCCTATACTTAATTTTTTATACTGAAGGATCTGATTAAATGGCCTTACCAACTCCTGATTTGGAAAAGAATTTAAAGGGTTTTCTGAATGAATAAATCCTTTTTCAATTCCTTTATTTATCATATCCGATAACTCTATAGAATATTTCGCAGCATCGTTTTGCTTTTGATTCCTGGTGTAGTAACTGCATATTTTATTGATACTCTCAATGGTTTCAGCTTTGATGGTTACTTTACCATCCTTAATTTCAAACTCTTCGACACGGTTGCGTTTTACAGCCTGCAAGGCATTAAAAGCCCGGTCCGCGTTCCTCCCCTGAAGTTTTAGGAGTACTTGGACGTCCGCCTTAGGATATGGCGAACCTCTCCTTATTAAACCTTCCAAGTAGTTCCTCCCAGAAACCAAACAGGAAATAATTTCCTTCTCTGTTATGGAATCGTCGAACTCTGAAATTGCATCTACAGCCGCTTTGACTTTGATTTGTTCCAAGTTCCTTTCCGCTAATTTTTCCTTTATTTGGGGTTGGTCAGTCCAAAGAAATAAAGGTTTGAATTCCCTGGTAACGTTTTTTACTACGCTCATTTTGTTTTTATTTATTTAATTATTACTAGTCTTTTTTTTATTTTAACAGTCGTTTAAATTGTTTATCGGCCTGTGCCTGGTAAAATTTCAGCATTTTACCACTTGCGAGCTTGGCTGCAGGCTGCATAAATGGTCTTTTTGTAACCTTTGAAATATTGGAATCCCTGTACCTGTAAAGCGGGGTTAATTTAAACTCCAGCTTTCTTGTTTTTATCGATTGTGATACTCCTGAAATTTCAAACAATGTTCCTTTCCCGCCCCGACTAGTGATCATATGCGAGGCTCCTAATCTCTTGGCAACCATTACACGCGCAACCAACCTGCTCTTTCGGGTTCCCCGGTTGCCCCTGCCCCTGATCCTTACGGTATTTTGCAGTTTTTCAAACTTATTCTTTGTCTTTACCTTTTTACCCCGGCTATTAGATGTCCTGGCATAATTATATGGAACTAGCTTACGGCTCTCTATATTTCCTCCAAATTCCTGTTTCTCCAAGCCCTCAGCAACTCTACTCCCTTTTGTTTTTGTAGAATTGATCCCAGCTGTGGCTTTCATAGATCTCAAATCAAAACCAGTGGCTTTACGCACCGTGGAAAATGCCTTGAAAAACGTCTTTTGACGGGTATTAAATTTTGAAGCCGCAATTTTAGGCACATTCTTTTTTGTCTCAAAAGCGGCATCGTTTAAAGTTCCTCTGACAGCTACTGGAAAAGCGGATTTATGCAGCCTTTCCAATTTTGCTGTGAGCTGTATTGCAGCATCGGTATTTACATCAAATACTTTCATAATTCACTTTTTATCTTTGCCCCTGTGTCGTGCTTAAAACAGGAATGTTGAAACCTCCAGAATGTTGTACATCCTTTACCATACCTCCAGGATCATTAATATTTAAATCTACCCTTCCATTGGTTGTTTTTTCTAAAGACATCTTGTTAAAAATGGTTTGTTCTGTGGGAATTATCTCATTGGTTGGAGGTGCGTCTGGGTCTCTGTTATTATTTAAATCGAATTGCGCGGTCATTTCGCCTAGCTTATCCAATCCCACAGATGCCATTTTACCCATCTTTCCCGGTAGTTTTGATAGTATTGTTAATACGCCTTTCAATGGCAACAACATGAAGTTAATAATGCTTATTCCTATATCCATGAACATCTTCTTAAAATCAAATTCCATAAAAAATTCGGTTACTTTTCCCCATGCTTCAGATATCCAATTGGTAAACTGGCCCCACTTCTCACTAAACCAGTCTGTAATTGCAGCCCAATTCTTTATAATTGCTATAAGTGCAATTATACCTAATACTACCAAACCAATGACATTGGCACTCATTGCGGTATTTAGCAGCCATTGCGCCCCTGTAGCTATTTTTGAAGCCAAAGTATAAGCCCCCATCGCTACTGAATTTCCAGATATCGCAGCGGTCATAGCACCTGATCTAAAGGCAGAAACTCCCATCGCTACATTGTGGGCAAATGTTGCGGCATGTACGCCCCACGTTATTAATTTCAATACTCCATAAGCCCCGATTAGCCCAATAGTAACCCCCACTACAGTTTCCATATTGGATGCAACGGATTTTAGGATGTTTTTAGCAATATTTAAAGATGTGTTATTGGATTGGGTTGCCGTAACTGAATTTGTAAAAGAATTTTTAACTGATTCTATCCAGTAAGCTAGTGTGGAACTGTTTTTAGCTGCCTGTTCATAAGCCGTTCCAGTTTCCCCTAATTTGCCTACCAGGTCATCATACATTGGCAGGTTTTGTAAAAGGATTTGAGCCGCATCTTTGTTCTCTTTTCCAAAAATTTTGACCATTGCGATTGGATCGGCTGCTACTTTTGAAAGTTCTTTTAACCTATCTATGAAAGGGAGGGTTTTGTCTGCAACCAGGGATGTGTTCACGCCAAATTTATCCAGTTGCTTTAATGCTTCTGGAGGTAGGGCCTCAATAATCGACATACTTGTCATAACGTTCCGTAATTTCGTACCTGATTCAGCGCCTTTAAGACCTTTTGCGGCAAAGAGTTCCACTAAAGCAACCGATTCCTTTAGATTCACATTTGAAGCTTTTGCAGTAGCCCCAAATCCTAAAAGGGAATCTCGAATTAATGGAATGGCAGCGGCCCCATATTTTGCGCCCGCAGCTAAAACATCTACAACGTTAGCGGATTCCGAAGCCCCTAGATTAAACTGGTTCATCACATCCGTAAGAGCAAGTGCAGAAGGTTCCAGTTCCATCCGGGATGCTTTACTAAGTAAAATAGCTGATCTTGTAACCTGATCCAAAGCATCTACATTGGCTAATAATTCAGGTTTTGCGGATCCTATGAGTTCATAGGCTTTTAAAACATCCGT